GGGCCGCGTTGGTGGCCTAGTGGCTAGGCGGCTTGACTAAGCGGTGCCTCGGGTGATGCCGGCGGTCCCAGCGCATTTGAACGACGCGCTGATCGTGTTGGCATCGCCCACGGCGCCCGCCAGGATCGGATTCGAGAAGAGACGCGAAACCTGCGTGTAGACGATCGTGCCGCTGGCGTCGGGCCACACCTTGACGGCGAAGGTGCCACCGGAGGAGTAGTGCGCCTGCAGGGTGTCGGCGACCGAGGAGGCGGCGTGATCGTTGAAGAAGTCGGCGTCGATGCTCGACGTCTTCAGGCCCTGGCTGTATTCACGGTACCCTTCCGTACTGAACGCGGTGAGCTCCACCTCGTCAGCGGTGTCGTCGAGCGTCACGCTCGAGCAATGGTCGGTGAGGTCGACGCCCCCCACCGTGATCTTCACATTAGTAAGGACTTCCTTGCTCATCTAAAGAACCTCTTTCTGCTATGCTCTAAGGCATGGCCACAGGGGACAATCGTGTGTGTGAGAACTGCGGTGGCCTGTTCACGCCCAAGTACAAGCATCGACCGGGGCGGTTCTGCTCGTCGGCCTGTTACCACGCTTCCGGCGCCCCCAGGGGACGACCGCAAGCAACGGTGAAAGACCAACGGATGCGAGCGGCTAAAAGCCACCCGATTGCTCCACCGAGCGGCGTAGTGGCCGTCAGCAGACTGGTCCTTTACGACAAGATCGGACCGGGGCCACACCCATGCAACTGGTGCGGCGGAGAAGTGGACTGGAAGACTGGCTTAGTAGCCGGGGCGCTAATCGCAGACCATTTGAATTGGGATCGCGAAGATGACCGACCGGAGAACCTTGTCCCGGCTTGCAATCCGTGCAACGTCAACCGCCAGCGCGAATTTGAAGATCGGGCGATTGCCGATGACGACCTAACGGTTATCTGGGGCAGCGGTGGGCGAACCCGGGCGATAAGGCGGGAATGTGAATATTGCGGCGTCGAGTTTCTGACGATCCCCGCAGAGGTCAAAAAGGGGAAAGGTCGGTTCTGTTCGCGCTCCTGTGCCCGTCGCAACCCCAGGGTGGCTAGATGAGAACGACGCGGTAACGAGCGCCGCAGTGGCGGTACTGCTGGTCGCCGTCGGGCTCCAGATAGTCGACATCGCCGACGTGGTGGAGATCTGCGACGGTCTTGCCTGAGACGGTCAACGTTCCCCCGTCAAGGGCGGCGTCGATCGCCTCTGCTACTTCTTCGGCAAGGTTTGAAGTCGTGTTGCGGTCCACGGCCTTGACCATCCAGGTCTCCCGTTTGAAGGCTTCGGGTTTCTGGAAGGCGCGGGTCTTGACGCCGGCTGACTTCGCGAAGATGATGTAGGGAAAGGTCGCGGTGGGTGGCGCCTGCTCGTGGTAGACCCGTTCGGAGACAAGGGACGTGATCGCCGACGTTTTCGTGAGCTTGCTGTAGAGGGCTTTGCGGAGGTTGAGGCTCACAGCCCCTCCAGCGCGCCCTGGACAAGGTAAAGCACCGTGTCTTCGTTCTCCTCAAGCGCGGGAATGAGGAAGGGGTAGGGCGGCGAGTGGGTGGTGCCGTTCTCCAGCATGTGGCCGTAGAAGGCATCCTTGTTTCCGGCGACGACGGAGTACTCGGCGGGGCCTTCCCGCTCGACGTGGATCGCCTGGCCGAGCTCATCGGAACGGATATGGCCGCCGGCGACGAGATTCGCCTGTGCCGCCTCAGCGATGATCTCGGAGCCAGCCTTCACGGCGGCGCTGACTTTTGTCTGGAGGGTTGCGGCTATCAGCGGGAGACGCGACTGAAGCGTTGCGGCCATCTACTCGAGCACCTTCCCCTCGACGCGCCGCGTCAGCTCCTGCGAGCGTTTGCGGACTGCGGTCACTTCGTAGTTCTGCCCGTCGAAGACAATCCGGGCGTTGTGGTCGATGCTGGTGTTGGCCGGGAACGTGAAGATCACCTGGGAGTCAGGGCTCAGCCGCCCGCCATCGACGGACTCCGACAGGCCGCCGCTCATGTAGGGGGCGAGGCGACAGTCGACCGTGCCCGACGCGGTCCAAGTAGTCGTGCCCCCTCCCCCGCCGTCAGAGACGAACTGCTGCGCCTGGATAACCGCCGTGCCATCGAGGGCTTCAGCGGCCACGGAGCGCATCGCGGCTAGTTCCGCAGCGCCGAGAAGGTTCATGGCTTCGGCGGCTGGCCCTTCGCCGGCTTCTCAGCGGGACTCTCAGCGAGCACTTTCAGCCCGCCGATCCCGACCAGAAACTCCTCTTGGTCGGCGGGGATCTCGGCCGTAAAAATCTTGCCTGGCTTGTGGTCGAGAATCGGCTGGGTACCGATCACCTTGTAGCGTTTGGGCACGGGGGGTTCCTCCTGCTTAGTAAGAGTTGATTTCACGGCCCAGAATGCGTCTATGGGCTCGGGTAGCGGTTCATCCTTGGCATCTACGGTGTGGAAGCCGGCCTCAACTTGGATAGACCAACCCTCGAAGTCCTTCGGGGTCCAAGCCGAGCGATGTGTTTGCCAGTACCCGCCGCCCATGCCCCAGGCATCGGTTTCACCGTCCACATAGCGCTGCGGAAAGGGACCCAGCGGAGTGAAGATGCAAACGGCCCGACCAACTCGCTGGGCGGCGGTGAGGAATTCCCGGCCCTCGCGCCGCCGAAGGTGCTCAATGAAATCGAGTGCGACCACCAGATCGAAGGAATCCGGGGCGAAGGAGCGGAGCGCGGGGCGCCAGTCCGAGCAGATCACCTCGCCGGCGAGACTGTCGAGGTAGGGCTGGAAAGCATCAACACCCACCCAGCGCTGCGTTGCGACAACCTTCTGCGGGCGAATCCCGCAGCCCACGTCTAACACCGACCGGAAAGGCCCAAGCGGAGCCAGCGAGGTCGGGGTAGTCAGATTGCCCATCGTGCCCGGCGACCCTCGAAGAGTTCGAGGTCGGTCTGCTTGTTGGCTGCATTGCCCCTGGCGTCCGTCTCGTCGCGCTCGCGCGTCCCCCAGTCCGGATGCCGATGCTCGATCACCGACTCGGGGGCGAACCTGGCCACGCCTCGCTGGCGCGCAAGCTGCCACGTCTCGGTCTCGACGTAGTTGTGGTGGTAGCCCTCGTGGAAGACCGTGCCCGTCTCACCCCATGCAGCGCCCGGATCTTCGACGTAGGAGCGTCGCAGAATCGGCATCGTCACATGCGAACCGTCCGCCGTGATCGGAGAGAGATCGCGCGTCCCCACAACCTGTACCGAGGGGTCGCTCAACGCGTTGAGAGCGGCCTCCAGCCAACCGGGATGAAACACCACGTCGTCGGCAGTCGGCAGGACGAGGGGGCTTCTGCCGGCCAGATAGGCGGCGTTGGTCTTCATGGGATAGGTGCCGTTGGCTTCGAGCGCCAAGTAGCCCTCGAAGCGCGCCCCCCACGTCGCCTCATCGCCAGAGTCCACGGCGAAGATCACCTCGTGCGGTAGCGGCGTCGTCTCTTCGATGTTTGCGATGAGGCCCGGGAGGAAATGTGCGCGGCCGAGGGTCGGGATGAGAATGTCGATCTCAGCCACAGACCGCCGTCCTTGTGTTTGCTAATCTGCCCGAAGATGGCCTAAGGCGAGTTGGCGAACGCAGGGTCAACAATTCCCGGGTGGAAACGTAAGAGACAAATTCCTGGTGGAAACCAAGACCGCAGGTTCGATTCCTGCTAGGCCATTTCACCGAGTACCACCGCCCAGAAGTCCTCAGCGGCGGTCTCCAGCTGCTCCGGCGCCTCCTCGATCCAGTAACGAGCGCCGACATTGCCGTTGACCACCAGTTCGCAGCCCGCGGCCCATGCCTCTACAACGCAGCGGCCGAAGGGCTCCAGGGCGGTCGGCAGGAAAGCGAACCGCTCGTACCCCCAGAGGGTCTGCGCTATGTGGCCCGGCTCGATCGCTCCGCGGTATTTGACGTTCGGCCCCTCGGGCAGGAAGGGGCCGAACCCGTAGACGTCAACCGGCTCATTCGCGTCAGCCCACTCCGCGATCCGGTAACCCCCCTTGCCGGGGTTCATGAAGGCGCCGATGCAGCAGGTTCCCTTGCGCTCCGCGTTGCGGCGCTGCTGGCGGGGCGGGCGGAAGGCATTCAAGTCGAGGGCGGGCGGGATGAGGTGACAGTCGTCATAGCCGAGCCTCTCGGCCTGCGCCGGCGAGCAACAGATCACCTCGTCGCCGTACTGGATCCCGCCGCGCAGATCATGGACGTAGCGGACGCCCCTCGGCCGAGATGCGTAGGACGTGCAGTTGTGGACGATGTAGCGGTCGAAGCCCTGCTCGACTTCGCCGGGCGGGCAGTCGATGATCTCGATGCCCTCGGGAGCGGCGGCGCGGAGCTCGCGGGCGGTCAGCTCGGCGCCGCCGACATAGCCGGGGTCGTCTTGGAGCCACCCAACCCTCACGCTGCCGCCTCAAGCGCGACGGGCTCCTGCTTTTCGTAGCGGCTCTGCACCTTCTCCAGCGCCGGGAGGAAGTGCTCGGCGACAACGGTCGTCACGTCATAGGCCAGCGCCCCGGTCCGCGCCTTCTCGCCGAGTCGGCCCCGCTGCGCGTAGGCGCGGTTGAGCGCGTCGGTGATGTCGACGATGTCAGGGTGGACCTGCCAGGAGTGCTGCGGGGAGAAGTAGGGATGGGTCTTGACCAGCCAGCCGGCGAAGCAGAGCTCCGGCTGCGCTGAGAAGTCCGAGACGATCACCGGCACCCCGCACGCCTGAGCCTCCAGAACCGGGATTCCGAATCCCTCGCCGCATGAGGCCGCCAGCAGCACGTCCATCGAGGAGTAGACATGCGCCATCGTCTCGGGCGAGAACGGGTTGAACTGCACCCGGTACTGGTCCGCGAACAGCACTGCGTCTGAGTCGAGCCCGCAGTGCTCGATCAGCGCCGGGATGTTGACGCCTTCGACCTTCCCCTGGATCTCGCAGTGCAGATACAGCTTCGAGTCGGGGTGGCGATCGTGGAATGCTTTGAAGGCGAGAAGCGACTCGGCGAACGCCTTGCGCGATGGGTTGCCCTTGTTCGCCGCAACCATGCCGACCACGAAGAGGTCATCGGGAAGCCTGGTCACCTTGCGGGCCTCGGCCTGCGGAATCGGCCGATAGATCTCCGTATCGACTCCGTGGGGGACGTAGAGCGGGTCGAACTCGGCCAGCATCCGCTCCCCGAAGCGCGACATTGCGATTGGCACCGCTTGGGAGTGCTGGAAGAACGCCTTGACTCTCGGCGGCGCCGGATCGTGGTCGACCGGCACCCAACAGGCGACGTTCATCTGCCGGATCACCGCCGGGTCCAGCACCCACACGTCCATCAGCGTCACGACTAGGCCGTCGCGCAGGCCGCCGAAGAACCGCTCCGCGTGCATCGGCAGCGTCTGGTTGCCCCAGTCCCCTTCGACACCCGGGTAGATCGTGATGTCTCCGTAGCGCAGGCGGGCGCCCGAGAGACCATAGAATGAGCTGATGGCAAGGTCGAAGTGCTCGGCTAGGGGCGGCGTGAACAGACCAGTTTGGTTGCCGTAGCCGGTGCTGCTGAACGGGGCGTTGGAGTGCCAGAGGAGTTTGGGCTTCTCACTCATCGCCGGTAAACCACCGATGCCGCAGGTCGGAGAGCAGCACAAAGCCGCTGAGGGCTGAAACGGCGCGCGTGATCGGCATGCTCTCCACCTCCACGTCGAATGGCTCGCGGAGAGCAGCTTCGCCGGCCACTGGACGCCATGCCAACGCCATGTCTTCTGACGTGCGAATGACGAACTTTCGGCCATCCTTCAACGCATACTGATGAACCGTCATCTGGCCGTTGCCGTAGACATCGACCCTGAACGTCGTGTTTGGATCAACGCCGTGAGCCTCCAGCCACTCGCAGAATCGCTTGTCGCTTCCTGCCGGCGTGCCGGCCTCAATGGTGACCTGCATCGATGGCTCCTTCCTGTGGTGGCTGGTTGGTGGCTTGAAAGTCCCGGCGCAGAGCCCTCAGCCACCGAAGGGATGCGCCAGGTTGTGAGTCCGAGAACCCGGAAGATCAGGAGGGAAGATCGGGGTCGAAGTAGCCGGCGATCACGCGGCCACGTCCCGAGGTTGCCTCGCTCTGGCGGTAGTCGATGGTGTCCGAGTAGCCATCGGTCCTGGTGGTCGGCAGCGACGCAAACCCGGCCGCCGAGCGCTGGCGCAGATCCTTGGCGAGCTGCGCGTATGCCTTGGACATCTGCGAGCGGCTGAAGCTCTGCCCGTCCTCAGCGAAGTCGAAGGCGCGGGCGAAACGGCGAGCGAGGATGTCGGCCAGCGACGCCGTGGCGACGAGGATGTCGGCGGCTTCGCCGAGTTTCGATTCGATCTCAGCGTCGGAGAACAGTTCCGTCGCCGAGTCGGTGTCGCCGATCTCGAGCCGGACCTTTTCGAGGTCCGATTCGAGTTTGCCCGAGTAGGTGAAGGCCACTGCGGCTACCCGTAGTAGGCGACGTTAAGGGTCGCGGTCCCGCCTTCGCCGATGAACTTGATCCGGCTCAGTTCGCCCTCGTAGCGCAGCACGCCATCGACGGCGAGGGGGATGCCTTTTTCGGCGGTGGGGTTGGTGCCGTCATCGCGCCAGCGGCTGACAGTGCCGCCGCCGTAGACGAGGGCAAGGCGCGCGCCGATGGGCACCGTCAGCGCGGTCCCGGCCGCAGCCGTGCCCGCCGTGACCTGTTGGTAGCCGAGATTCGCGTAGCGGTACGGGACGTCCATTAGTCCTCCTTCCACGGCAGGGCCGGGATCACGATCCCGCGAGTCCTGCCGGTGCGCCGATGCTCGCGGCGCTCTTGCTTGAAGTCCATCCGCTGCATGCGCTCCTCCTTCTGGGCATCGGAGATGCCTACGTCCGGGTAGAGGCGCTCGTAGCGATCAGCGGGGGAGCCGCCCGAAGGCAACCCCCCCGCACTGCTCGTCACTCCTTGGCTCCGAACGCGGTCCAGGCGACCGCCTTGGCCACGGTGCCGGCTTCGCCATCGGATTTGTAGAGGCGGGCGATGAACGTCGCCGCCCCTGCTGCGTTGGCATGAGCCGTGCCGGCGACCGTGAGGGCGTCCGAGGAGGCCGTCCCCGGAACGCCCGCGATCGACACGTTGACCCCGACGATCGAGTCGAGACTCGTCGTGATCGTCCCAGCGCCGGTGATCGTGGTGACGCCGTGCTGGCTGACCGTGCCGCCAGAGGAGACCTCGTTCGGGAAATCAGTGACTCCCATCAGAGATCACCCCCTAGCTGACCAGATGCCCGTAGATGAACCGAGCGTCGTCGTACCCGAACGAGTACCGCATGTAGGCGCGGTACTTCCGCTGGAGGGTGTCGAAGTCTTCCTCCGGCTTGAACTCCAGCGGGATGCGGTCGAACCAGTTCAGGAACTGCCGCTGGCGGCGCGACTCGGTCATGAACCAGTTGTTGGCATCGGTCAGGTAGTGCCAGGGGACATATCTGAACCGGCTGGCCTGCGGGTTGACCGCATTGTTGGCCGAGTTCGGATCGAGTTCCGACCGAGTGATTTCGATCGCTTTGTCCTCCAGCTCGGGCGGGATGATGATCAGGTCGGGCATCACGTCCATGATGTCGCCGGTGTCATCGGTGAATTCCTGCATGGCGAGGCGGGTAGCCCCGACTGCAGTCGTCGACAGCGCCGAGGAACCCTCGTTGCTGTAGGTCGTCGAGTCCTCCGCGCTGCGCGGGTGGTCGGTGTCGCAGAGCGACTGACCATCCGGGCCGGTGTCGGTGAACGCGTTGTTGAAGACCCCCGCCGCGTCCTTCTCGCGCTTGCGGAAGGCGGAATCGCCGAGAGCCTCAGCCCGCCCGAAGGCGATGCGGGTCAGGTTGTCGTCGATGAGCTTACGCTCGACCACGACCCCCTTGGCGAACTCCGTGTGGGTGTAGGTCTTCTCCCAGCCCTTGTTGACGTCGTCGTATCCGACGCGTCCGGACTGCTCGAACTCTTCCCAGCCGTCCGAGCCCAGGGTGCCGACGCCGAAGGACTTCTCTTCGGCTCGCTGCGATCCCTGCACGTTGAACAGCGTGTTGATCAGTGATGCACGCCGCTGATCGCCCACGGCGCCGAAGCCAAGGTAGAACTGCTTGACCATCGGAGCGTCTAGGGCGACAAGCTGACTCCAGTGTGAGCTGCGCTCAGGCATTCGCTGTCACCCCTTAGGAAGCCGTACCGGCCAGCGCGTGGCGGGTCGGGTAGATGCGGACAAGGGTCTCTTCGGTGGCCGAGGAATCAGCGACCACGACGAAGTCTTTGTCAGACGACGTCGCGACGGTCTGCGCCCCGGTTTCTCCGGAGAGGTCGAGGGTTGCCCCGATCTTGCGGGCGCTCGCGTCGACCACGCCATAGACGGCGTCGGCGTCGACGACAACCTCGGTCGTGGTGGTCGAGTCGGTGTGTTCCTTGGTCTCGAGGCACACGCCGAGCAGGCGGGTATCCCCCGACGCCCCCAGATCAACCTCGCCTTCCTCCAGATTCAGGATGTCGCCCTTGGTGAGCGTCTCCGTATCTTTCGCGTAGACGGTGCGGATCGTGGGAGCGGCGCCGGACTCACGGAACCGGTACTCAAAACCGGCCATGCGGTCACACTCCTTAGTTGTAGGTAGGAGGCGACCGGCTGGCCGCGCTGCCTACTGCTTGTTCTCTTCTTTGATCACGCCTGCCTCCTTGAGGTCGGCGAGGGAGCCGCCGCTTTTGAAGGCGGCGTATTCCTCCGGGGACATCCCCGTTTGCTTCGCGACCTCCAGCTCATCGGCGGTCAGCTCGGGCGGCTTGGTGTTGTCGCCCTCCCCGCCGTCGAGACTGGGGGCCTTCGGCTTCGCGGCCTTGCCGCGCAGGTACTCGTTCTCGCTGAGGAACTTCGAGAGCAGCGAGTCCTCTTTGTCCAGGTCGCCCAGGTTGGTGGGCTCCCCGTCGTCGTCGTACTCGACACCCTCGATCAGCTTCGCCGCGGCTCTTGCGTTGACGATGCCGAGTGAGGGGTCAGACAGTGCGGCGATCAAGTTCGCACGGCGCAGCTTTGAGTCGGCGTCTCCAGCTTTCTTCTCGGCTTCGGCGGCTCGATCCTCGGCTTTCTGGAGGTCCGATTTCTGCTGCTCGGTCAGCTGGTCGTATTTGCCGGCCTTCTCTTCCAGCTCGCGCGCCTTGGCTTTCGCCTTGCGGGCGTCCTCACGAGCTTTCTCCAGATCGGCCTGTGCCCGCTCGGGGTCAAACGGTTTCCCGTCCTTGCCCTTCGGGACCTCCTCGGAAGACTCTTTGCCCTCCTCGGCTTTTTTAGGCTCAGCCGCTTTCGTCTCCTCGGCGATTTCAGCCTCGGTTTTCTCAGGCACCTTGTGCCCTCCTTTTCTCCCGCACCTTGGCGGGGTAGTGGCTAGTTGAGCGCCGAGACTGGGCGCTGGGTAATGAACGGCTCAGTGGTCTTCTGCGGCGAGGTGCCGGCGAGATCCTCCAGCGAGATCGCCCCGCTGCGGATCAGTTCAGCCGCCGCCGGGCCGACGGCTTCGTCCTGCTCGCTTTCATCCATCGCCGCGAATAGCTCGGGCCCGGTCGGGCGGGGAAAGCGGTTGAACACGCCGGCAATGAGCGGTTCGGCTATGCACGCGCAGCCGGGGTGGACGGGGAAATGCACCTGCGCGTCGAAGCTCCGGCCGGCGACGGCCAGGCAGGCGCCGCACGTCCCCCGAACCGCCCGCACATAGCCCTCCACACGCGGGTCACCGATCAGCGCATCTTGCAGCGACCGACGTGCCGCGTGGTCGACCTCAAGCCCGATCGTCCGCAGCGCTCGCGTCTGCCCTTCTCGCAGCGCGGTGGTGATGCCCTTGCCCGCCCCGATCGCCACCTTGACGGTGATCAGGGGAGGTGCCAGCGCATCGGCCAGCGCCCGGCCGTCTCGGGAGCGGCCCACATAGTCGCTCAGCGGCGAGCGCACAGCCTCGACTTCTTCGCCGAGCTCGGAGACCAGGATCGCGCCGAGGTAGGCATTGGACGCGGTTACGGATTGAGCCTGGGCTGCTCGGACGGTGGCAACCATCGTCGTCTGCCAGGCTGAATATGAAGCATCGAGGTCGACAGGATCTAGCCGCGCCCAGTTCGAGCGCGCGAGGCTCTGCGCAGCGGCTTTGACCGATTCCCAGCGCTCGCGGTAGGCGTCGGTGACCGCGAAGGATCGCTCAGACGCCGGCACGGCGGTTTACCGGTCTCTGCGCCGGCTGCTGGCCGCCCCCGTTCTCCTCGGAGCGGGTCGGGGCTCTCATGTCGTTGGCGCGTTTCAAAAGTTCGTTGGTCACGGCCGGCACATCGGCCTCGCGGTTCTCGCGCTCTTTCTCCGGGTCATACCCCAGCTCGGCGAGCAGGGTGTCGGTGGAGACGCCGATCGTCTGCTTGAGCACCGCCACGTTGGCCTCGTCGACCTCGTTGCGAGTCTCGATCCCTTCCCACATCGGCGTGATCGGCGCGTCGTCGGGGAGGTTGCGGTCGGGGTCGAAGGCGTTGACCAGGCGGGCGGCCATGTGGGCGATGTCGGTCCACTTGGAGCCGGCATCGCGCTGGAAGTCCTGACCCTCTCGCACGTAGCCGGACTCCGAGGTCTTCAGGGTCTCGCCGGAGGGCAGGTTGCCGCCGGCGAGCATCAGGTGAAGCGGGGTTTTCGAGCGCGAGGACATCCGCTTGACCTGAGACTCGATCGCCGCGATCGACTTCTCGGGGTCGGCGGGCTGAAGCTGACCCACTTTCGCGTTTTCAGACTCGATCGTCCACAGCGAGCCCGGGTGCCTGACGACAGCCGTCGGGGCGGCCCCCGTCGCGTACTGCTGCGGCCATCCTTGGGCGTCCATCACCCAGAAGTGATCGATCAGGGTCTTGTTGAGCGCGTCCTGCTGGGGGATGACGCCCCGCAGCTTCGAGATCCCGTAGTAGGGATCCGGCTTGTTCGCGAAGTGGGCGGCGGGGATCCCGATCGGCTCACCATCGGGGGTGCCGTCCATCGTCCAGAAGACGGTCGTCCCCTCGTCTTCCTCAGCCTCCCGGAAGGGCGCCCAGACGCGGTCGGTGCTGGAGGTGGCGAAGAACTTCTCGATCGAGTCCGGCCAGTAGATGTTCAGCCGCACGATCGCCTCGCCGCCGGGATTCGAGACAGAAGCCCGCCGGGTGTTCCAGATCTTCGCCGCGTACAGCGGCTCGTCTGAGTCATAGACGATTTTGACGTGCTTGGGGTGGTTCGGGCAGATCGCGGGGAGGCTGAAGGTGCCATCGGGAAGCTCTCGGCCCGGCTCGACGATCACGAAGTAGTCGCCGAGCTTCACCGCGCCCTTGTGGATGCGCTTCTGCAGCGTGTCGAGCCGGTTCTGCTCCGCCAGATCGCGCAGGAAGTCCGCAACCTCCCCCTCAGCATCAAAGCCCCGCAGATACAGCCCCTCGGCCTTGGTGTCGACGATCGTCTCGCAGAAGTTCTCGGCGTAGGGGATGCCAGACGCCTGCAGATATTCCTTCTCGCGAGTCGTGAGCTGCACCCGGTGATCGCCCTGGTAGTAGCGCTCGGCCCGGCTGTAGTTGAGCAGCCGATCGGAGTCCATGTCGGCGGCCTCCTCGAGGAAGTCCTGCCGGCCGGAGCCCGAGACGCTGACCTTGAACCGGCGCCAGACTTCACGCAGCGTGGGAGCCATCTAGCGCCCCCGTGCGGGGCTGTTGCCGCCGCGGTCGCGGTCGATGTAGCGCTCGCCCCGCAGGGTCAGGTCTCCTCGTTTGATGACCGGGTCTCGCCCTGGAACGTCGCGCAACGGAGTCTCCTCGATGTCGTTTGAAGGCTGGGTGGTGGCGTCGGCGGCGATCGCGTCCCCGCGTGCCTCCCAGGAGATGACTGCGGCGGCCGCGGCGTCGATCTTGCGTGGGGAGTCGGGGCGGTCCTTGCCGATCACATGCAGCTCGCGCCCTTGGTCGTCTTTGGCGCTGACCGGCCACTTCACCGCGTTCTTCACGTGTTCGGCGAAGAGCGGGTCACCGTCGTGGGTGAGGTCGCCGGAGGCGATGGCATCGGCGAAGTTCGAGACCGCGATGCCGGTCTGGCGCGGCCGGAACATCTCGAACGGCAGGACTCGCTTCTCCCCCCAGCGCCCCTGCCACTTCTCCATCAGCGGTTGGATGTTGCCGCTTGAGGAGCCGGGGTCGATCAGGACTCGCCAAACGTTGTAGCGCTCGAAGGCTTCGACCATCGTCCCGTCGACCGCTTCCATCGGGTGTTCGTAGTCGGTCGGCGCGTCGTCGGGGCGTTCCCAGATCCCGAGCCGGAACTGGTGCCCGGAGATGATCTCGGTGGCGATGATGCCGATCGCATCGATGAAGCGGGCACCGTCGACCCCGATGACGATCAGCGAGCCGACCTCCGGCTCATAACCCTCGCGGAACAGGTCGTCCCAGCGTTCGCCTTGAAACGCCTTCGCCTCGGCCGCCTGCTTGCGGTTGAGGAAGTAGCGCTCGGCCTGGGCTGGGTCGCGCTTGAGCAGCGCGACGATCTCGGCGTCGATCCGGTCGAGGTTGATCCAGGGTTTGACGCCGCCCTTTTTGCCGTCCCGAGTTCCTAGGTAGGAGTCGCCGTAGACGATTTTGAGCGCCCGGCGCCGCTCGGATTTGTTGCGGATCGAAAGGCTTTCGGGCGGATCAACGTCGTCGATGTAGACGCCGTCGCTCTCGTTCTCCGCCGTCCACTGCGCAACGGAGCTCTCGGTCGGGTCCCAGGCGTTGCCGGTCGCCATCCACCGCCCGTTCATGCCGGCGATGTTGCGTCGCTGGTTGTCGGCGGTCTCCCGAAGGGCCTTGGTCACCCAGGACTGCACCTCGTCCTGAAGCAGAAAGATGATCGGAGCGCCGAGGCGTGAGCGCGCGGCGGCCGAGGTTGGGGCGATTTCACCGCCGCGTGGGAGGTTGACGCGCGTCTCTCCGGCGTCATCGATGACCTGCCCGATGCTCCCCAGCCGGATCATCGGCAGCAGCGCCTTCCAGACGTTGTCGGCCTGAGTTTCCGAAGAGGCCGTGATCTGGATGCGCGGCGTCCGCCACGGTTTGCCCACCGGCTCGCCGTCCTCGTCCCAGTGCGAGAAGCGGACGGGGCCGGCGGCGTGAGCGCAGATCACCGCAGCGGCGAACGGTCCCTTCCCCCACTTCTGTGGGCGGGTAAGCTGGCAGCCGCGGATGTAGTGGAACTCGCCGGTCTCAGGATCCAGCCGGAAGAACTCCAGCAGGAACCGGAGCATTTCGTCGGTGAGCAGGTAGGGCTCGCCGACTCTGTCGCCGTCCGGGATCGCGCAGCGGCGCTCGATCCAGTCCGCGACCTGATAGCCGAGCGTCGGGTATTCGCCGGGGACTTGCTCGCCGCGCCAACCTCCTTTGGCCGGCGCGTCTTTAACCGCTGGCGGCACTGCGGTCTACCGCCCGCAGATGGCGAACCTTTGCCGGCCCGGATTCCGCCGGGGCATCGTCGGCGTCCTCGTCTTTCTCGACCAGCGTCCAGCGGAGCTCGGGAAGGGCTTTCGGGTCGAGTCCGCAGCGTTTGTCGAGCTCGCGCATCTCCTTCTGGATCGCGAGCCGGCCACTCGCCGATTTCTTCAGCGTCCGCAGGGCGAACTCAACGCGATCGACTGCCTCGTCGTCGGCGCCGGCCAGCAGGTCGGCCAAGTCGAGCTCATCGGAGAGGTCAAGCGCAGCGAGGTCGTCCTCAAGTTGTGCGCGCCGGGAGAGGGCGTAGACCGAGCCGTCATCCCAAGCTGCCGCCTGCGGGAGAGTCCAAGCCCAAGCCCACCAGGCCGCGCCCTCTTTGCCCAGCTCGTATGCCGGCGGCGGCACTTCTCCGTCGAAGCCCTCGACCGGAAGCTTGGTCGTCGGGATGCTCGGCTTGTTCCGCCGCAGGGCGTTGGGATCGGGAAGCGGGCCGCGGCTCACAAGGGGCTCCGAAGCGTTCCTGGGGAGATGTAGACAAAAGAGTTCCCCCCTGGGGTGTAGACAGAACGTTGCGGCGTTTGAGGGGAAACTCGTACATTTCTTTTCCCCCCAGATCGGAAGAGCACACGTCTGAACTCCAGTCACCGATGTATCTCGTATGCCGTCTTCTGCTTGAAAAAAAAAAA